CGTTTAATGATTTTAACTTGTCTAGGCATAAAGAGTGCAAGGGACTTGGGACCAATTATCTTTGCGATATCCAGAAAGGAATCGTCAGAGATCCCTCTCCACTTATACTGTGAAATAACAGTAGAAGCAGAGATAATCTTACCACCAAATTCACAAAGTGAATTTGAATGTAAAGATTTTTGGTGGGACACAGGACAACCCAAATCCATAAGGATTTGATAGTAATCTTGTGCTAATTGGTCATCAAGGATCACTACATCGTCACCAAGAATAAAGAATTGGTTATCCCATTCTTTATTGAGTAAACCCAACAGTAAACATCCATGAGTCAGGGCAAAAGCCCCAAAACTTGGATATAAACCTAAGGGTTGTCCTCGCCTCCATGATATTTCCCCATAATGGGGCATATACCAGGATGCCTTGCAGAGGTCACAGAACAAATTTACCTCGATATCAGGAAAAATCTTCCGAAGAAGATGTTCCTGTAGAGCGAGCGGAAAATAGTCTGTGGCACCTGAAAGATCGATGGAGTGAATCGTCTTGCTGCGGGTTAAAGCTTCCTGTAAAACAGGAAAAGCTTTAGATTGGTCAAACGTGCAATCAAACGGTAGATCCTTTAAGTAACCATAAATTGCTTTACCTAAAGGCTCTAAAACACGTTGGAAAACACGACCAGGATTGGCAACAGACCTAAGTTTGTAGCCAGCTTCCTGGATAAGACCAATACGTCCCACAAGGAATGAGTTGTGTTTCTTCAGAGGATCAAATGCACCTTTGTTTTCCGCTCGATTATACGGATCACGAAGGACATCCCATAATTCCCCCATAACTGGGAGATAATGAGACGATTTGTATTTGATGTAATGTTGAAAACCTTCTTGAGTTTCAAAAAGAAACTTAAGAGAATCAACAATACCATCCTCTTCTTTGACAGACTTGTCAAGAAGAGGAGCCCTCTTGCTAGGAGAAGGAAGCATATCAACCAAAGGTTGAGGCTTACTTAACTTCCTAACATGAAGCATCTGAGGAAGCAACTCATAACCTCTATCTATAGTTTCTTTTGCTAAAGAAACCATAGTAGGCTGGGGAGGATCAGACAGCACACCAGACAAAAACTTTTCTCTTTGCTTAGGAGTTACCTCTTTAGCATAGAACAAAGTATAAATCTGGAGTAATTGGATACCTCTTGAAAAGTTTTTGTCTGATTTAGACATCCACGTCTCAAGAAGTCCAAATTCGCCCTTAAAACAAGAGCGAGAATGGGCAATCCATTGGGAAACAGGTGGCATACCTGCTTTCCGACGGATAACATCCACTTTGATCGCTTTCAAACGATCAGCTGTCCATTCCTCACCAGAAGATTTTACCCATAACCTAACCTTCGTTAGGATTGGGATAAAAAT